CATATATTTATAATAATAATACTACACCCATACTTTACAATTTTTTCTGATAATATGGATCAGGAATAACTATTCCTCTTAAAAACAGATCATTAATTTGTTCAATTTTAATTGGAATAGCTGTAAATATTATAGGAGAATCATATCTGGAAAAAAATAATGAAAAGGGATATAAATCAAATGATTTTTATGGAAGGAGATATATTTTCCATTTTCTAGAAAATGTTGAATATGATAATATACCAAAAGTATTATATGAAATAAGTGCAGATTTTATAGGAAATAATAATGCAAAAAAAAAAATTAGTTACACAATTTATAGATGAATTAATAATATTATTAAATAATAAAAAGGACCAAAAAAAGGTATTTTTATTAGGATCTAATAAATACAAGGTTGTTCCGCATCCATATATTTATAATTATGAAGAATCTGATGATATGTACAATTATCAATCTATATCAAAAAAAAGTATGAATGAAGAGTTTGTAGCAACTATTGAAAAAGATATTAGTGATGCAATAATATCTAATGTTCAAATTGCTAGAGTTTATATAACAGATAATATGTATATTGATATATTAAACATACATAACAGATATATGCAAAAATATACATATATCTACAATATATTAAAGTATATATTAAGTAAAGGAACAAATGGATTTATTATAATGGGTGATTACAATAATTTTGATTATGATAAACAGATTGAATTTAGTAAAATGGTTGATATAATTTCTCGTAATGAATTTAATATGGAAAATGTTTATCCAGCATATATAAAATCTGTTACATGTTCAAATCAACCTATAAAACACATAAATCTTAACATATTTACAAGATTTACTGCTAATACATACAACAAAGTTAATATATCACAAACAAATTGTAATATTTATAACAAAGCATCTGCACATATTCCATTAGTTATAAATTTAACAACAGATAACACTATAAAAAAATTACAGGATAAAATTAGTAAATATGAAGGTCTCCTTCAATCAGTTCAATCAATTCAAATAGATAATGATTACAATGATAACAATGATGATGGGATAAAATATAAAATATTCTTGATAGACTAAAAAATATAATGGATAATTATGATAAAATTGATCAAAATAAATAAAATCTATCTTCTAGTTACTATTAATTTCGGATTCATCATCCTTTAATCCATTTTCCTCTAATAATTCCAATATTCTTCTTTTATTATATTTGATTATATTTATGTCATTACTATAATAATATTTCATACGTGCATAATATATATATGAAGCTCCATGGACACGATAATTTATATTTATCCCTGTTGATAATATACTTTTAACAATATTATAATGGCCGTATTTACATGCTTTTGCAAGCAATTCTGCTGTATAAAAATCATATTTACATAACTTTTTCTGTTGAACAGCTCTATCAAATAACTCTTCCATAAATTCTATCTTTTGAGTATCAAATGGGGAATTGTATTCTTTATCAATAATATCCATAATAGATGTGTTACTTAACACTTTTGACATCTTATCTTATAGTTGGATAGCACATTATTTAAGATAAGATGCCATACATTATAAATTTCAATTTTTATTAATAAAAAAAATAAGACATTAGTCCACAAGATTTGCAAAAAATAATATTTTGAGATTGTTATTACCAAAAGGAAATCCATGTGATTTCAACAAAGAAACAATTTGTTTTTTTTCAGAAAGATTTTCTTGTGCATTATATATTAATGCCTGAATAATCATATCTACATCACTAACAGATATATTACCAACATCTATGTTGTTAACAAGAAATTGTGCAACATAGTAATGACCATGTGCACATGCAGACATAAGATATTCTACTATATTTAAATTATTAAGTATACCTCTTGAAAGAGCTGTTCGAAGTATCTTTAACATATAATTTTCATCATCTTCTTCTTCATATAAATATTTTTTTAGTATCTTTTCTAAATCAGCTGGTATGAATACCTTAGACATTGTTTTTGTTTTTAATTGGCAAGTCCAGCCAGGACCCATATAGTTTACTATATTCAATTTTATTTATAATTTATGCTAAAAATTGAACAAAATACATTATATTCTGCTATAATTATCTACTATACCATACAACAAACATATGGATAGTAAAGTAGACACATTAATAAAATTAATAAAATATGACAAAGATTTTAGACAAGATGATTTTAGTATGGAACAGTACAGGAGTATAACTAATAAGAGGATGGAAAAGATTATATTTAACAAAATAATTAATGTGCATTATATTTATGAAAATCCAGAATATTTCTTAGAAATAATGAATATATTGCATGAATATGACCTTTCTCTTGCTGTTAAAATAGGAGTTAATTTTGGATTATTTGGAACTGGGTTACTTAATCTAGGGAATCCAAATGATGTTAATATATATGTAGATTTGCTAATTAAAGGTAAGATTAAAGGATGTTTGGCGATGACAGAAATCGGACATGGTTCCAATTTGAAATTATTAGAAACAGTTGTACTATCTAATTCAAGTACTGATATTATGTTATTAAATTCTCCTACTAATACTTCTATAAAATGTTGGATAGGTAATGTATTAGTAGCTTCATATGCCATAGTTTTTGCAAATCTGATACATAATGACGTTAATATGGGATTACATCCATTTCTAGTAAAATTAAGGGATAGTAATGGTGTTATGCCAGGGATTAAAATTTGTGATTTAGGGCAAAAGAAAGGTCTTAATGGATTAGATAATGGAACTATACAATTTAGAAATGTCAAACTACTAAGATCATCTATACTAAAAAAATATGGTTATGTAGACAATAATGGAGACTATGTAGATTGTGGCATGGATGACAGATTTTCTGAACTTTTATCAACACTAACAGGAGGAAGGTTTACATTATCATCTGGCGCTAATACGATAGCAAAAAAGGCATTATCAATAGCAATAAATTATTCTATGGCTAGGAAACAATTTGGAATCCCTAATCAACCTGAAACACAGTTAATAAATTATCAAACACATTATATCAAATTAGTTACTCTGGCAACAAAAACTATAATATATGATAAAATTATACCATATATAGTTAATATATCTATTGATAAATACGAAGATAATAATATGCTATCATCTTTATTAAAAATATTAATGAGTGAGCATGCTGAAATATCTTGTAGATATTCCTCAATATTATGTGGAGGAAATGGATATCTAATGAAAAATGAATTATGCAAACTTCATAATGATATATTCGCATGGCAAACTTTTGAAGGAGATAATAATGTATTAAGACAAGAGATGTGCAAAAATATATTAAAAATAATGTTTACTGATGATGTAACAAATTTTGGGAAAATGTTACAAATATTAAAAAAAAAATTAATAATAAACCTTAATTCAATCCAATATACTATAGGCGGAACAGAAGATATAGGTACTCCAGATAATATGTGTATCATATTAGGTTATATTGAACTTCGACTTAAAATAAATCTTGTAGAAAATATTCTAAAAGATGTATTAATAAAAAAATTACATCCTGTGGCTTCATGGAATGAACAATTGGTAAATATTATGAATATATCAAATGTGTATATGGACAAAAAAATAACAAAAATATTAGCAAACACTTATATTGGTACAAGTGTAAATTATGATTTCATAACAATATATATATGCACACTTATTAAAAAATATTCATTTTACCTTCTTAATTATAATATAATTAGTATCGGACAGATTAAAAATATGTACAGATTACATATTAAATTGTGTAAGCATTACACAAAAAGCAATATTTTACATTGCATATTATCTAGCCTTACTACTATCAACATACCAACCATAGAGAATATACCTATGATTAAATTGCAAAGTAAATTGTAGCATAATCATAGAGACCTATATACCTCTATAATTAGACCGCAAGTAAATTGTAGCATAATCATAGAGACCTATATACCTCTATAATTAGACCGCAAGTAAATTGTAATCTAACCACAAACAACTAGCAAAAAAAATTGATTTATTAATATTATGGATATATTTGATACATATACAAATAATATAGCATGATATTAGATAAATATAATCCATATAAAAATGCAACTATCGTAAAAGATTCTTCTGGTAAATATTATGATTGCACACTAAACCAGACAGATATTAAGTCAAACAAGAACAAATTTTATATTATGCAACTTGTCAAAAATAATTCTGATTATATTGTTTTTATCAGATATGGTAGAGTAGGAGTCAAGGGAACAGTTAATAGTATACCTTATACTGATAAATGTTTAGCGGAACGTTATTTTAATAAACAATTTAGATCAAAAACAGGAAATATGTGGGGATCCAAATTTTCTGAGAAAAAAGGTAAATACTTTCTAGCAGATATATCATATGATAAGGAATTGGAAAAAATAGATATACCAAAAACAATAAAAATTCCAAAATCAAAGTTGCACAAAAAAGTATTTGATTTTATCCAGATGATAAGTGATATAAATATGGTTAAAAATGCTCTAATTGAATTAGATATTGACCCTAAAAAGATGCCTTTAGGGAAGATAACAGAATCTCAATTATCAAAAGCAAAAAGCATATTGGATGTATTGAGCAAAACAGTTGATAATAATATGGTATGTGAGTATTCTAGTAAATATTATACTTACATACCTATATCATGTGGTAGAACAGCACCACCACTTATTAATAATCCTGATATTATTGCAAAATATAGAGATTTAATTGATGAATTATCAAATATCGCTGTAGGGATTAATATAATCAAAAAGTCGGATAATAACTATGATAAAAATCCTATTGATAATATTTATGATGATATAAATACAAAGTTATCACCACTTAGAAAAAATACATCCATATACAAAAATATTAATAAATTTATAATAAATACACATGGATGTACACATGGATGTAAATTGGAACTATTGGATATTTTTAAAGTTGCACAGGAAGGTAAAGAGGAGGCATATATGAATCATTCAGAAAATATAAGTAATAAAATGTTATTATTCCATGGAACACCGCAAAGTTGTGTTTTAAGTATTTTCAAGAAAGATTTCTATCTAGATCCATCAAAATTAGGAGTGCAAATAGCAGGTAAAATGTTTGGATATGGTGTTTATTTCGCAGACTGTGCTACAAAATCATTCAATTATACAAGAGCAAACAGTACACAAGATGTAGGGTGTTTACTTGTTGCAGAAGTTGCACTTGGGAATATGTATGAATGTGATGGTGCAAATCCATCTATAGATAAGGCATTTTTAGGGAAATTTAATTGTAGTTCAACAAAAGGGTTAGGAAAATGGGCTCCATCAAGTAGTACTACATTACCTGATGGAACTGGTATACCAAATGGTATGATAGAAGAAGTAAATAATAAAGCATATCTTAGATATAATGAATATATAGTTTATGATATTAATCAGATATTAATAAAATATGTATGTGTTGTGAAAAATAGTGGGTCTTATGGAGGTTGGTAGTTTTTATTTATTATACTCAAAAAATTGAATATTTTATAATTTGTTGAGTATGTAACTATATTATGTTCCTATACGATATTGTAATGTATAAAAGTGCTAATAACTGTAGTATTTGCCATAAAAATCCAATAAATCCTGAATTTTCAGGAAGTATGTGTGATGTTTGTGCATTATATTATGAAGAGGATAATGATATGCCAATTATTTCTAATGATATGAATGTGAGCATAAGTATTTGTAAAGAGTGTAAATGTGAAACTGAGCAAATCAGTGAAAATAATTTGTGCATTTATTGTGATATAATTATGCATAATAATTCGTTATGTAACACATTGGAAGATGGTAATGATGATCAACTAGAACAATTTTTGGAAGATAAATTATCAACTGATAATTTTGCAGAATATAATAACAATAATACTAACAATGAGATATTATCTAATCATAATATGATATATGATAATATGGAAGATGATGATGTTATTATGCCTAATAATCTTTTAGTAGATAATATTGGAATAAATATGCAAGAATGTTGTAATAATGAGCAAATTGATGATGATAAAATAAAATGTATTGAATGTGGAAGAAAAATTGATTATGTTGATGATTTTGGATTATGTGAATTTTGTAACTATTTATTGCAGAATCAAATAAATAATATAAATCCATCAATAGTTGATATATCCGAATGTGAAGAAAAAACAGGCCAGTGTGCACAGTGTTATAAAATTTGTAATATCAATTTATATAATTTATGTGTTCACTGTGATAGTAAATATAACAAAGAGATACTGGATTCTATTGATAATGCAAAAGATGTTAGTAAAACTGATGATATAGTATGTGTTGAATGTGGAAATGCAGATTATACAGTAAATGATTTTGGATTATGTGAATATTGTAACTATAAAATGTCAAAAGTTATGAAACAATTAGACCAAGCAT